AGATTTACCTCTAATATTCAAAAAGATATATTCAACATCAAATGTAGCAAGTTCATCAGGATCAATACCTTTAGTTAAGACACATGCCTTAATCAATCCTTTCATTGCATTTGCAATTTCTTTATCATCTTCAGATTCTAGTGCTAATAGAAGAACTTTCTCTTCCTTAACCAAGAATGGTCTATATTTTATTTTCTTCTTAGTAGATGGTACTGTCAATTCATACGTTGGTGTACTTAATGTAGGTAATGCCATAAGTTATGATATAGGTATATTATATAGTGGTGTTATCGAAAAGATATTCTTCTACAGGGTCTACTTCATTATCAATCTCTCTCATATACTCAAAATGAAAGTTAGCCATGAACCTTAATGGTTGATTAGGACCATTTGCATAAGTTATAGCAGATACTGTAAATGGAAATGCATTAATTAATCTATACCTAGATACTACTTCAATTCCATTCTTATCTTTAGTTTCAATCTTATCTACTATTAAATCTGCAGTATAATCATCATAGTAAGCAGTTCTGATAAAAGAATCAGGTGCTGCACGTCCTCTTTCTCCTGATATACTAGGTTCATCTTGATGTTGGAAGATATATTCACCCCATCTTTGCATTATTTTAAATGGAGTATGCTCTCTATCTAATATAAAACTTATTTGGCATTCTTGAAACGTTTTAGTATGTGCATACTTCATATTAATACCAGGAACATATCCTTTTAAATCTCCAGTAGCAACATTATAACCTGGTAATTGTACATCATCTGCTAACCAACTGAATAATTGTGCTTTTTTACTACTAGTATTCCACTGTTTATCATATTCTAATGGTGATTGTGATGGTGAATATTCTAACCACTCACCAAGATCGTTACCAGGAACAAATGATATTTGATACCTGTTTGAGTTGGCAATACCATACCTTCCAATTATATGTGTTCTAATATCGTCGATTTTCATCTAAATAGGTCTATAGACGGTTTATTTATATTTATATGGCATATTCTGGAAAGTATAGACCAACTAACCCTAGAAAGTACAAAGGTGATCCAACTAATGTAATTTATAGGTCATTATGGGAAAGAAAGTTCATGCAATGGTGTGATTTGAACTCAAATATAATGGAATGGGGTTCTGAAGAGTTCTTTATACCATATCGTTCTCCCGTTGATAAAAGAGTTCATAGGTATTTTCCTGACTTTTATGTAAAGTGTCGTACCACAATTGGTACTACAGCAAAGTATGTTATTGAGGTAAAACCTGCAAAACAGACGGAACCTCCCGTTAAGAAGTCAAGAGTGACTAAAAAGTACCTTACAGAGGTTACTAGATATGCTATTAATGAAGCAAAATGGCAAGCAGCAGAAAAATACTGCAAATCAAGAAATATGCAGTTTAAAATACTAACAGAAAAAGAACTAAAGGTATGAGTATTCTTAGTATAATAAAAGAGAATAAAATAACAAATAGGGCAAAACAAAGAACAGAAGCGTTTAACTACCTTTTTGATGAAGCAGTAGATGAAGTTTCTGGAGGTGAGTTTTACTTTTTTGAATATAAACCAAAATTTCGTAAAAAATTAAAGCATTGGGATAGATATCCACTGGTAATAATGGGTGATTCTACCTCTGATGGGTTTTATGGTGCAAATTTACATTATATGAAACCAATTGATAGAATAAATTTAGCAGAAAAGATAATAAATAAAGAAGGTGTTACTATACCTAAATTTATATGGCATAGATATATTATGGAAAAGGCAGACAACCTATTCTTTAAGATTCCAGAAGAAGATGTACTAGAGATGGTAACATTACCTTTGGAACAATTTTATGATAGTCGTAATAAATTCGTCAGTGCTAAAAAAGTACAAACCTAATGGCATACGCAAAATTATCATATCCTAGATCAGTTGAGAAAACTGGATATTATCTCAATTTCTATGCATACGATTACAACAAAGCACAATCTCTAGGTGTCAAAAGTATCAGGGATATGCTTTCTGGTGCAACAACAGATCTAGCAGGAAATAATGCTGATTTTATGCAAAACCTATCAGTAGAACAACAAGAAAGAGTTCAAAATGCCGAAGAAACTTATGGTTTAAGTAATAAAACTTTTGATAGAAATAGTGATATACCAGCAAATAGTTCTTTAGGTTGTGTTAAACTGTATATACCATCTACATTAGAATATACTTATAGTGCTAACTGGAATTCAGTATCATTTGGTGCTCTTGGTTCTGCATTAGGTGGTGGCGGTAATGCAGTAGGAGCTGGTCTTGCAACTGGTGTTAATATTGCATTTGAAAAATTTGTAACAGAAAATTTAAAAAATGTACCTGCAACAGAGAATGTAGATTCAAATGCTATTTTGGGTGGTGCATTTGGAATTACATTTAATGATAATACAATGCAAACATTCAAGAAGATGAATACTCGTGAATTTAGTTTTAGTTATGTAATGGCAGCGAGAAATCCTTCAGAAGAACAAGATATTAAAGATATAATTAAGTTCTTTAAGATGGGAATGCATCCTGGAAGTAGAAGAAGTGGTACAAATAATAGTTTATTCTTAGAATATCCTTATATTTTTAGAATAATACAGTCAGGTAAAAAAGATGTATCACAATTCTTACCACAAACTAAATATTGTGCATTAACTAACGTTAAGGTAAATTATACTCCAGATAATGTTTTATCACTAACTCCTAATAATTTTGTATCAGCAGTATCATTAACATTGACCTTCTCTGAAATGACAACACTCACAAGACAAGATATTCATGAAATTGAAGATACTGCAACTCCAGAAGAATTTGCATGGATAGAAACACAAAAAGCATCGGTTGTTCAAAATTCTGAATTTAATAGAAAGAAGCAACGAAATCTTAGAAGACAAAGTGCTGAAACAAACGTACAAAATCAAAAAGACGACTTTAATTTCTTAAAAACTAAACCAATTACAGGTAGGAGGAGGAGAAGAAGATAATGGCATATTTTTCTAAAATACCAAATTTACTATACCTTAAATACACAAAAAACCCATATGATGGGCAGTGGATTACTATTAAGAATATATTCTCTAGAATCAAACTAGTAGATAATGTTAAAGGTAACGTAACTGTATTTGATGACTTTACTATAGAAGATGGTGATAGACCAGATACTATATCATTTGATTTATATGGTGATCCTGGTTATGACTGGACTATACTATTATTGAATAATATGGTAAATTTCTATGAAGATTGGCCAAAATCAAAAATGGCATTAGATAGCTATGTTAATTATAAGTATCAAAACCCTGAGGGTATTCATCACTATGAAACTATAGAACAAAGTCATAATGGTAATATAATACTAGAAGAGGGAACTAAAGTACCAGAGCAATACCAGTTTATTACCCCAGAGGGATTAACCTTACCTAAATTACAATCTAGAGTATCTGTATCAAACTATGAATATGAAATAGATAAGAATGAAAAGAAAAGAGAGATATTACTATTAAGACCAGATTTAATACCACAGTTTAATCAACTGTTTGTAGAAGAAATGAGATATTCACCAAGTACAGAGTTTAGAACAGAAACACTTCGTTTATCCCAAAACTAATGAGAGTAGACAGACACAGAGACATCGCTGATGATCTTGAAGCAGAATTAATTACTGAACTGAAAGGTATCAGTACACAACTACGTGGTACTTTTCAAAAAATATCTAAACGTGATAGTATGGGTAGATCTTCTAAAGTAATTCAAATAGAGTACGATATACAAGAAAGGGGTCAATAGGTATAAATACCTAATCGACCCTTTTGACGAAATTTTGCCCAGATTTTTTTCCCCCGTTTTTTGAAACTAAAAGGTCAATTTCGTTTTCGGGGATTTCTTAGATTCCAATCTATTATACCAAAGGGGTTCAACATGACCCACTTAGCATAGTATACACCTCTATAACACAGGAGAGCAAAGACCTTCTCTGGATTATGGATTTCTTCATCATATTCTGGAACTTCTGGTCTATTGAAAGATACATTGATACGTAACATTGTCTTTACCTCCTGACATTATCTATAATGTTAGAAATCTTAACAATAAAAAAAGACCCTATTAATAGTAGGGTCTTTTTAATGTGTATCACTATGTACCTAAAACTCTTCGTTCGCTAATTGATCGAAGTAACTGAAGGCATCTTCATCAGGATTAACAGATGATGGTGTTGCTATAGAAGGTGATGCAACAGAAGGACTTGGTTTTGATTCCATCTTTGCAGCGATCTCATTCTCTAGTTCCTCTTCATCTACTCTTCTAGTAGCAGTGCCCTTAAGAACTAGATCTAATCTTGTCTTAAGTTCATCGTATGTCTTGAAGTTAGATGCACCTGTGAACTCATTAAGATCATGAATTTGATTGTAGATACTCTCTAGTTTAGCATCATCAAATCCACCTAGTGGAGAGACACTACCGAAAGTAGAACTATCATAGTTCCAAAAACCTGCAACCTTTTTGATTCTTAAATTAAAGTCAGCACCTTGCCAGAAATCAAAAGGATTGATTGGTTCTTCACCTTCAAACTCTGGTTGCATTGCTGCAATAATCTTATCATGTATCTTCTTACCATACTTGTAGAGGAATACTCTTCCTTCGTTTTCGGGAGATGCAGCATCTTTGATAACATAGATGTTGCTGTAGTATGATAACTTACGCTTTTGTTTGCGTGCTATTTCTTTGTCCGAATCTAAACCACTGTTCCATAGTGATCTGTTTAACTCACCAACAGGATCATTCTGACCTAATGTAGTTAATGAGTTCTCGATGTACCATCCACCTGGTCCTTGGAATGCATGACTCCATACCTTTGCCCAAGGTAATTCGTTACCTTTAGCAGGTGGTAGAAACCTGATGATAGCACTACCGATACCTTCTTTACCCATTTGTGGTTTCCAAAGGCGATCATCTATAAAACCAGAAGTAACTTCGGTCTTATTAATTTCTTTGTTGAGTTTATCAAGCAAAGAACCTTGCTTTTTTAATGCAGCAAATGACATGTGTATTCTCCGTATTAGTTGTATTGTAGGATTGTTTGTATTATACAGTATTCATAAGAGATTGTCAAGGTTATCTCTCATGTCATGCAGTACCTTTCTTGCCTTTTTAAAAATAGGTAGACCTACCATTTCTTCTGGTACACCTAACTCCTTGGCAGCATTTTTAAAATTATCTTTGACGAGTTGACTATCCTCATCATCCATAAGGTATGCCCTACTATATAGGGTTTCTTGTTTATCGACTAATAGTTCTAGACCATCTATTACCTCTTTTCTTTGCTCTCTATCCATGACAGCAAAGTATGGAACTTTCATCATGAGATCCATATAAGTGGAGGTCATTTCGTCCATTTCTTTCTGAACTATTTCCGAGTCGAATAACTTGCTCATAAATTCTGTACTGTAATAGATTTGATTTTGTTTTGATCCACTATAACAAATGGATCGTATTTTTGCAAGAGGTTTGATATTTTTATCCAGATAGAATCACTGAGTAGTGTATCATATCTTTCTATAAAACCTGTTACCCTATTTAACAATACCATAGTTTCTGGCATGATATGATCACCAAGATATAGTTTAATTAGTATAGAGTGTGAGAAATTCTTACACTTCATTGCATCATTCAATCTACCACATCTATCAACAATAGTTTTTAAATCATTCTCATACAAATAAGAAATACTCTGTATCTTCTTCTTCCAATCAAGGAAATTCTTATCATTCATCTCTCCTACCCATAGGTTAGAGTTAGATAAGAAATTAGATACAAAGTATGATTCTAATTCTTTTTTATTATATTTCTTGGCAAGTTTCTCAAAGAAGTATACGTCTGGTCTTTCATTAAACTTCTCTTGTGATGCTTTTATGTGACCATTATACTTAAAGTAATCGTATGTCTTTCTGGAGAAGTGTGCTTTTATTGCCAAGTAAATTACATAACAATCAAAGGAACTCATATAGGAAGAACTGCTTTAGTAGTTTTCTTTATAAAGTTTAATTTTATTGCTTCTGCTTTAATCTTTTCCTTTAAAGTTGGTGCTATCAACTTAGTAACTGAATCAACTTCTATGTCTTTCGACTCACAGAAGTCAACGATAGCATCAATGTAACTCAAGGTTCTGTTACTATCTTTAACGATGTTTTCAATCGTCATGGAGAATTTGTTCTTATCCATAAAGGTGTCGTCAATTAATTCATTAATGTTTTTAGATTTACTGGGCATCGTTATACTCTTGAATGTAATCTCTCAATAAAGGCACGTAGTCATCAGGATTCTTTATGAATACCTGTGTGTCCCCAGTTTGACAAGTTATAAGAGTAACGATCTGTTCGACTTTAATACCAGATCTTTCCTCATACATTTTAGCATAACCTGTCTCTTGTACCAAGTACCCCTCAATCCATTCCTCTTTCTTTTCTTTAGAGGATGTCTTGAAGTCGATGATTGATAACTTACCATCGAACTCTGCTATGCAGTCAACTCTACCTGCTATTGCAAACTCGTGACTGTATAGTGGTGCTTCTTGAAAGTGAATGTTGTTTATCCGTGCAAGCATTGGTTTTGCTTGCGTGAAAAGTATCTTAGCAAGATGTTTACCATCATACTTTTCAAGGTCTAGTTCATTGTTAAGATAATCTTCAATCATACTATGAACTGTAGTACCTGCAGTAGTAGCACGTTTAGAAATCTTGTTTGCTTCTTCAGCACCAACTCGTGCTCTCCATTCAGCAATAGATTTTCTATTTCTAAAGGAACAGATAGTAGAGATTGAAGGATACTTATTATCCCCTACCTCATATACTCTCTTACCTCCTACATTTCTTGCACAGATGTCTTCAAGAGACATCTCCATAATAACATGATTAAACATTAAAGACCTATTTGTAATTTAGTAATGATGTAGTTTCTAATTAAACCACTTCTAACAATATCGTTGACATCAAACTCAATGTTAGCGAACTCATCCATGATCTCAAGTATCTTCATGAAGTCAAGGATACCATTCTTTTCATTTGTCTTTACTAAATCTGTCTGTGCTATGTCACCAGCAAAGATAATTTTAGAATCATTACCAACACGAGTCATAATTGAATCTAACTCATGGAAGTTTAAATTCTGGCACTCATCGACAAGTACTATAGCATTGTCTAAAGTAGTACCACGTAAGAAAGATGTACTCCAGAATGAAATTGTTTCTTGTGCTTTTAGATTATCATAAAGCATTTCAAATGCAGGATCATCAGGCATCTTGAACATATACTTTACCATATTCTGATAAGGTATTTGATATAGATGTGCTTTGTCCTCGTGATCACCTGGTAAGAATCCAATCTCTCTGGTTGGTACAAGTGAACGTACTACATAAAGTTTCTCGTACGCTGTCTTGTTAGATAGAATCTCTTTTAATGCTAGGTACATTGCAATGAATGTTTTACCTGTACCTGCACAACCATATAAGAATAGGTTCTTATTGTTTTCGTAAGCATCAAAAACTAACTTCTGATTGTCGGTCAGAGGTTGAATGTCAGTTAGTTGTTCTGTATTGATAGGTTTCTTTCGTCTCATCTTTTTAGGGGAACTGTTTACGAAATCAAAATCAGAAGTTTTCTTTCTACGTGGCATTTAAATGTTGCTAGTGAAATTGGTGTCGATAGTTGAACCAGGATTTGCTTTCTTAATACTCTTAAGAACATCTTTGAAACCATCTGGTCTCTTGTCTCTTACATGAGCATCAGCAACCAAACCAGGATAAGTGGAATGATACTGTTCTAAGTGAGGGTTATCCTCCTTATATTTATCGAGGACAGTAAAGGACATCCTTTCTTCGGTGATCTCTCCTGTCTCCTTATTTCTAAATTCGTAAGTTGGCATTACCTAAACCTCTTAGATACAATCATCTCGGCAATAAACTCACCGACTAAAGTTCCTATGATTTGAAGCATAGTTTTGGGTGCACTACCTGCTAACTCCTCAAACATATACATGTTTAATCGGAAAGCATAGTTTGCTTCTGTTATTATCCCATCAACTTGCGTTTGTGTCAAGGGCAAACAATTTAATGTACCTCTATAGTTATTTTTAAAGTCAACTGGATTGTATATATCTTTGAACTCATAGAAATTAAACGCTTCATCACCTAATTTCAATGACTTCTTTGCAATCCCTTTTAATATCTGACCACCAGATAGATCACCCATGTATCTAGTATAATGGTGTCCTATGAATAGGTATGGTTCTTGACGACCTACCTCTCTTATCCTATCAATATATCTTTTGGTAGCATCACTAGGATATATGTTCTCATGCCACCCTTCTCCATAAAAGTAATCTAAATCTTTTGCTAATGCTTTATGACGTTTTAGTTCATCAAACAATATTGGACTTACTTCATCGTTGTCTTTTAAGTGCTCTGCAACGTCCTCTAAGGCAGTGTAAACGAAGTAAAGGTTAGATACTAAGGTTCGATAACTTTCCTCGCTCACAACCCCTCTCAGGAACGATGTAACAAAGGATGTATTCTCTGCCATTGAATGGGATTTCTTTGTTCCCAGTTTTATTTGTGCAGCAAAGTCCTCTACCATGATAATGCCTCCGATACTACAGGTAACTGTTCTTTAAATACTGATCTACATTCTTCTACTATATCCATGTGCTCTTTCTGAGTACCATGTGCAGAACGTAAATCTATGTAGTGAATCCAAGAACGTATACTACCTGTCATATAAATCTTGGTTGGTGTTGCTAAAGGGAGAACAAACCTCGCACATTCCTTCGCAATGCCCTCACGGATGAGTTCATTATAAAGATCAATTCCTTCAGCGAAGTAACGAGCAATGTTCTTTTGGAGATTCTCCTTCTGATTCTTGGGGATATCATTGATAGAATTTTGGCGATTGGTTTTGTCTTGTCTCCTTAAATCTGGTATAGGTATGCTACCTAACAAGTTAGTGTCAGCATATCTTTGACTAAATTCTTGGAATGTAAAAGATCTATGTCTTAAGATCTGTGCACCTAAACCTCTAGTTGTCTCAATTTCTAGAGTCATATGTGCTTGCTCAAACACAGACCAATGCCCATGCTTGATACAATACTTCAAAAGTCCTGATACTTCTGGGTTCTCTTGGTTCTTAGGGTTAGATACCCTAGCGATGAACCCCATTGTCTTTTCAGCATCAGGAGTAATACTAATAAGTTTTACCATAAATTAAATGAAACCTTTTTCGTTGTAGTAACCATACATGGTTGTGATATCTTCTTCAGAAGTATCCCATTTGATGTCACCTACATCAATTGCTTTCTGACAAAAAGTATATGCTTTGTTGTCAATCTGAATGCTGTTGTGAGACAAGGAAGTCATACATACTTCTCTTGCTTTGAATTCGTCTTGGTTCATTTCTTTTGCTTTTTAGATTTAGGTTTAGGTTGATCCCATAACTTAGGATTAATTGTACCATACCAAGAGTTCAAGTGCAATAGTTTGCCACCCAATGTCTTGAGTTTATCATAGTAAGCATCAAATATGAGTGCACTTTTTTGTGCTAATACAAGATCATTAATAATCTCTTCACCAATACTATAAATGACAAGAGTAGTTCCCTGTGGGTACTTTGTCTTGTCAATATCTTTCTCTAGAATATCATGTTTAAAAACTTTGATTTGATATTCTGAGACCTCTTGTTCTGTAAAAGAAACTCTTTTCTTTTCCATCTTTGGTTTAGATTCTGTTGTCATTCTGACCACTGAATGTTAGGAAAAGCTGAGGTTACAACTGCCTTAGTAATTCTATACTTCTTATGCAATTGCTTATCTTTTACCAAACAGATTATGTCTGCTTCACTTTCATGAAGACCTTCTAGCATTTGGATGAATAGTTGTTCACGCTTGAACCTAGCAAGAGAGTTAGCACCTTTAATGAATCTCCATAGATTCTTTGCTTCTCTTTCGAGCATAGTATGCTCAGTACCTATAGGTGCATCGTTTCTTTTAAAAGGAACTTCACCTTCTGGTATGTCAGAGATAATCTTTGGTTCAAAATTCCATTTCAGAACTGAACGTAGTGCTTGACTATTGTTCTCCTGTAGGATCTTGATTTTCTCTGCTTTAGTTTTGGCATTAGATGCCTTTTTAATAACTTCCGAAATCAAAAGTTTCATAATTCTATGTCAATAGTAATATTATATATCAATCATCTGGATCTGTAAAGGGGTCACTCGTGAAAGCATCCCTTTCATCAAATTCGACGCTGATAAGTTTAGCAATTTGGAATGGAATAGGGTTACCATTCTCATCCATCATCTCTGGATGTTGTGTGAGTTTAATACTCTCTTCAGTTTCTTTACTATCTGAAATCGCTTCTACGTAATTCAAGTAGTAACTGTTTGCAAACCACCCAAGAATAAATCCAATAACTGTCCCACCGATAGTAATCAATGTAGACAGGGTAAGTACAACTGCCATATCCATGGCTTTACCTCCATTTAAAACTATTGTTGTGTTATCTGGTTCGGGTTCTTTGCCTAACCTCCTACGTAGCATGAACTCATCACCTTTATTTAGTGGCGACTTTTCTTCTTTTGGTTTTGGGTTTTGCTTTCCTTCCTGGTTTTCTTTCGAGTTCATACTTCCATGCATCCTCTAGTATTCTATAAAGATAGGTTTTAATCTTACGTGCTGTTGGTTTGGGTATGTGACCGTAAGCTTCACGTAGGGTTTGATCCCCTCCCTTAATATACTGTTCCAATTCAAGAGTTGTTGCAGATATCTCTGCAGCAGTTGAACTTTCACAAAATTTTCTGACTTGAGGTTTGGTTGCTTTGTTGTGTTTAAGATAAAGGTAGCAATTAAATAAGTATCTACCATTAAATGATTCTTCTATTGCTTGTTCTACCAATGGGTAAAACTCATCTTCATACCAATCCATTCTCTTTTAAATAAGTAACTGTTTCTTTTGACCCACCAATTCTACGTGCTCCTATTGTTACTTGGGGGAATGTGGAACCCTCACCGAACTCATTATAGAATGCTTTCTTACTAAAGTGTTCGTTGAGTTTATAAACGACATAGTTTGCTTCCAATGCATCGAATAATTCACATACTTTCTGACAATAAGGACAGTCGTTCTTAGAATATACAGTTATGTTTGATAACATGTGGTGAAAATTGTTCTTTTAATTTTATCTATAATAAAGGCATGTCCATCCTAGCATAAAAAAGAGGGGTGTCAAGCACCCCTCATAAATTTGATCCGTATGGACTTAGAATGTGAACTTCACACCTGCTTTAGCACCCCAGTCGATGTCGCTTTCGTTAGTTGTTCCAGAGATCTCTCCGTAGAACTTATCGTAAGATCCACCAAGGTATCCTACTAGTTCAACATCACCGAACTCATCAGTTGATTCTGTATGAGTCACTGTAGGACCACCAGATACATACCAACCAAGACCACTTGGAGTTTCTCCCTCGTATCCGACTACTGCTTCTAGTCCACCAGAAGAATATGCTCCATCAGGATAAGAACCAGTTGCTTCTATATTAACATATGGACCAGCAAAAGCTGCACCAGATACTAGAAGAGGAGTTGCTGCTACTGCAGCGATTGTTGATTTAAAAGACATGTTTATTTGAATTTCTCGCAAAGGCAATAAAAAACCCTTGCGGATGTTAGTACCCCCGACATGGGATACTTTTGCATACGCAGGGGCACGATCTTTCGATCCCTTTGTTATGATTCTATTTATTATACATTATCTTTGGGATCATGTCAAGTTAGTCCTTCATCAGAGTATGGACAATTATCATGACAACTGTTGTCAATACTGTGACATTAACCAATATTAATCCGACCATCTTCAATGTGGAAACCGTACTGACCATTGTTTATGTTAAGTTTTGTTACTATTTATACTTAACAATTCTTATTGAGATCCTCTGCCATGTTTCCACCTATCTCTGCACCTTGATCTCCACCAAACATAGCAACCCAACCTGCAACAACCCAACCTACGAATGGTATACCACTAACTGTAGGGGCAGCAGCAGCACCAATACTAGTGCCTACTAACTTACCTGTTCCTTTTGCTGCACCAATTGCTTCAATACATGCTTCAGATTTTGTTGTACTGCCTGTATGCACTTCTGTTGAATCAGGTTTTATATGAACTGTACCATCCATGGTATACTCTTCTACACTTCTCTGAGTGTTGTTTGATAGTCCTAAGAAACCACCTTTTGTTTTAATATCTTTAGTGGTATACATGACTTTAGGATCATTCGATTTATATTTAATCGAGTACCCTTCTTTACTTGCTTCTACCATGTAGGAAGTATAGGGACCTACAGGTAAATTAAGTTTCGGTAATTTAGTAG